CTATCTTTGCAGTACTTAAAGATAGTAGTAATAATTCAATTAATTAACAATATGAGAAAATTAGGTAAAACGTATATAACTTTATTTGGTAATACTATAAAAATTGATAGTAATACAAGTATAGAAAATAAAGTAAGTATAAAAGCTAAAGCAGTTACTAAAGTTAAAAAAGAACTTATAGTTCCTACAATATTCAATATAGATTATAGTAAGAATCCAGGTAAAGAACATGAACTTACTTGTGAAGATAGTGATGCTATATTTAAATTTATATCTGATTCTAAAATAAAAAGAGAAAGTTATTATTGTGCTAATGATAATCTTTATCTTTTAGTTGAAGATATGAGTATTACACAAGTAAGAATAATACTTTATATAGCTGCTAAATTAAAATATAATAGTAATGTATTTGTTGCTGACTATACTGAAATAAGTAAAGAACTGAATGTATCTACAAATACAATTCAAAGGTCTTTTATTGATATATGTGAATCATATAATCAAATAATAATTAAAACAAATAAACCTAAGACATATCTTATAAATCATAATGTTATATTTAAAGGGAAACTTGAAGATTTTATTAGAGATTATAATGTGATGTATGATGGTCAAAAAGCTAATTTTGATAATAAAGGTAGAGTTATTATAGATAGTATATAATATAGCCCATCTAGCCGCCCCGTAAAAGGTATGAAACATATAAAGCTTTAGTACCAATATAAGTTAATTTTATTAAATTAAACTTCAATAATAGTCTATCTTCATTATTTATAGCTATATTTGCAGCAGATTTTCGAGCACCCTTTTGAACACCAGTTTCATTAGTTGTTCCTCAATCAGTTTATTTAAATATTATATAACTTGAAAAAGATGTATATAATCTAGTTATTAATTAAAATATTAAAGTTATGGTTAATTTACAAGTTAATTATCGTGGTGGAGATTATCTCCTTAGTTTGCCAACTACGCTTAGTGAAATCAATGTTGATTATCTTAATAAGATTACTCAGCATATTCATGTAGCTCCAGATTATGCTCTTATTGCTATTTTGTATAAGGTTCGTCCTATTGAAATTGTAAGTAGTGTAAAACAGAATAAAAACACTAATGTTGGTGCAGTAGCAATGTTTATTAAAGGTAATAGTAATACTGGTTTTTATCACAATATTAAACTTGGTGATACTATTATTATTGCTCCTACTGATATTGCTCTTGGTCACACTGTAAGAGTAGTTAATAATAATCTTACTCCTAGTAAACTTCTTGAACTTGCAGAGACAAATCCTGATTTGAATAAGAAACTTATCGGAGCTATGACTCCTACTTATTTTGTAGATTTTAAAGTTGTAGCTACTGCTTTTATTCATGGTAGTATGACTAAAGATGAAAGTAAAGAAGCTATGTATTTAGTACCAGGAGGTACACTAGAGTAAGTTATGAATAAGCTATATACTCCTTTTACGGGGGGGGCTAGAGCGATAGCGGAGGGGACGCAAGTCCCCGAAGCGATACCGATTACATTTATAAAATTAATAATAATACAATGAATGATGAATTAGAAGTTCGCAAGTTTCCTGCAATGGGTGGATATGATGTTACAATAGTTAATAAAAATGATATTCTTAAAACTATTGATGACAATATTATAGATAAAGAAATAGCTTATGAAATAATAACGTCATTAGAGTTGTCTTGTCAAAAGTACGTTTCTGCTGGTGATACTGCTGGTATTCCTTATATAGGAAAAATTAAAGAACGACTTACAGCAGCTATTGCTAGAGAAAATAAAGAAGCTCTTAATGATGCTAGAGAAGTGTTAGATAAAGAACATTATATAGCTTTTAAACATGCTTTGTTTGCTGACGAAAGTAAACGTTATAAATATAACAAAGTATATAAACTTGAAATTGCTCGTGTTGTTAGTCATAATAGAAGACAATATTGGAACTATGTTGATACAATAGGAGAAGTAAAAGCTGATATAATGTTTCATGGTATAGCTCATTTAAGATATTCACCGCCATGCGAAGAACAGATTTAATTATAGATAACATGATTGTTATTGACGATAATGGAATGCCTAAAGCTCCAGATGTTCGTCAATTAATGGATAAAGATATTCGTACACTTTATCAACAAGATAAAAGTAAAGATAAGTCACAGTACATAAAAGATTGTATAGTTATTTATTACATGGGAGACCCAAAGTCTCCTGCAAAACAAAGTGGTCTTAGTGATGGTGAAGCACTTAAAATGGCTATTGAGCAAGCTGGATTGCCAGCTAACTATATCCCTAATCAACTTGTTAGAAAGATAATAAGTAGATATTATGCTGCTAATATTGGAGAAGCTGGTAGAGTAGTTGAGAATCTTCTTAAAACTCTTCATAATGTAAATATAGCTATTGATGCTATAAATATGTTACTTAATGAAAAGCTTAGAGATAAAGCTAATCTAACTGTTGAAAACGTTAGTGACATAATGGGTTTGATTAATCAAGTTAGTGCTAAGGCTTCTGACTTGCCTAAGATTCTTAAATCACTTGATGAAGCTAAAGAAAATCTTATGTATGAAAAGGAAACTGAGACTGCAAGAGGTGGAATGGCTGTATCGTCAAGTATGGATGCTAGTGCTTATTAAAGTTTAAACTTAAAAGATATGAATAGTAATTATAACAATAATTTTCTATATTTCCAAGAAGAAGGTCATAAGTATACTGACACTTTAGGAAATGAATATCTTAGTGTTACAACTAATATTGAAAACTACTGTCCAAAGTTTAATGCAGACTATTGGGCACGTAAGAAAGCTAAAGAACGTGGTATTAGTGAAAAGCGTATCAAAGAAGAATGGGCTGCTATTACAAAAGAAGCTTGTGAACGTGGTACTGCTACACATAATGGTCTTGAAGATGGAATTAAAGGAAGTAGCATGTTTAAAGATGCTATTCAGTATCTTACAGAAGTTAAAACTGGTAGATGTATAACTGTTGCTGATATTCCAAATCTTCAAGCTCATCCTCTAGATATAGAACAATTTAAAGAAGCTACTAATAATAAATATCCTGAGATTTATAGTGTGTTTCAATATTATATTGATAGAGGATATACTATTTATTCTGAGATTGGAAGTTTTGTTCCAGAACTTCTTCTTAGTGGTACTATAGATGTTCTTTGTATAAGACCTGATAGATTTGTTATTCTTGATTGGAAAACTAATAAAGATGGTCTTCATTTTACTAGTGGATTTTATCGTAAAGATAAGAAAGCTAAACCGGTTCAGTTAACTAGTGAATGGTGTAATACTCACGAAATGATGCTTCCTCCTTTTGGTCATTTAGAAAATTGTAATGGTAATCATTATACAATACAACTTTCAACTTATGCTCGTATGGTAGAAATGATACTTAATATTCCATGTTATGGTTTAGGTCTTTGTCACATACAAACACCTTTTATTAAGAATCAATATGGTATGCCATTACGTGACAAACGAGGAATGTATGAAATAGATAAGAATGGTAAAGAAGTTGTTACTTGGTATCATATTAATTATATTCGTAATGAAATAGATGCTATGTTTCAAGATAGAAGAATTTATCTTAATAGTAAAGGACTTCTTAATAAACAAACTCAAATACAATGGTAGAATATAAAACTAGACATATTACACCTAATGGTGTTGTTATGGATGATTATTATTTTGAAAATGGAGTAACTATTACTCTTATTCCTTGTAAAGAAATAAATGAAGTATGACAAGACGAAGACGAATTAATACTAGAGTTCTTCATGTTGAAGAAGTCGATAATATTAAATATGTTTGTAAAGGTATTCCAGAAATTGGAACATTTTATGTATTTGGTGTATTAAAATAATAATGTTATGGGAAATAATAAACGTAAGAAATATAAAAATCCAATGAGTGAAAAATCTAAAGAAGTAGTTGATGCTCTAGATAGATTATTTGATATGGTTCCTAATCCTGATTGGTTTACAAATAATAAATAATAAATAATATGAATGAAAAATTATTTAATAAAGCAAGTAAAGCTGATTTCAGCAAAATACTCATCAATAAAGGATATGCCTATTTTAATAAAGGTAAGTATAATCTTAACATTATTGGTATTAGAAATGCTGGTAATAATGTTACTAATAAATTTGATGATGTTATTGTAGTAGAATACATTGATATGTATGGTATCAAATCTAGAAACATATTTGCTGCTACTACTGAGCCTGGTATTACTAGTATGACTAAACCTGTAAATTATAAAGGTTGCGCTATACTTGTTCCTGGTCAATATCGTTCTGCTTGGAAACTTGGTTATCATAAAGGTAAGTATGAAGCAATTGTTCAATATAAACCTGTAAAAGTTTATAGAGATAACAATAAAGATGCTGTTTATGATTTTAATCCAAAGACTATAGAAGAAGGTACGTTTGGTATCAATATTCATAAAGCCGGAAAACATTCTACTCAAGTTGATAATTGGTCTGCTGGTTGTCAAGTTCTTGCTAATAAAGAAGATTTTGATACTCTTATGAAACTTGCTCATAGACAAATTAGTCAAGGATATGGTAAACTATTTACTTATACTTTAATTAATGAGGAGGATTTATAATGGCTTGTATTCTTATTAATGATGAAGTTCAAAGTACTCTTACTATGAAAGATTTAGAAAAAGCTATTCGTTATATTTTTTCTACAGAAGAGAAACAAATAATAATTTCTCCTGAAGGAGGAATAGGATATATATCTCGTAAAGAGTATGCTGAAAGAAATTTTTCAAAACTTATAGAACCTACTCAATGTCAAGAAGATATTGATAAAGAAATTATTAATAGTCTTCATAGTTATAAACCTTTTAGTAAATATTTAAGTAATGGATAGTTTTAGTAATGAATGTAGTAAAGGTTTTGTAGTAGTTCTTGTTCTTACATTTGTTATTTGTTGCTCTATGGTTATTGGAAAATATTATCATACTAAAAATAACAATATTATTGAACAAAATATTGAACTACAAAAACATAATGATAGTCTAAGAATTAAAGTTGATAATTTAGATAGTATTAAAAATGCAAAAGTTATTGAAGTTAAAGCTCTTGATAATGATAGTACTGTTAAGTTATTCTATCAACTCATCAAGTAAAGTTTACATACCTTTTACGGGGGGGCTAGAACATGATAGTATTAAAGTTGCTATTGATGACCTTCGTAAAGCTAATACAAAATTAATAGAATTAAGTTATGAAAAAGATATTAATAAGAATCTTCGACAAATTATTGTCAATGATAGTGTTCTTGCAGAACAAGCTAGACAAAGATATATATTATTGGATAGGTCATGTAAGAAAATAAAGAAGCAACGTAATATTGCTTATTGTGGTACTGGTGTTGCTATTGTGTTACTAATTTTAAGTCTATTGAAATGAGTGATGATAAGACTGTAGAAAAGTATATTGAAAGCTACCCTTTTCTTCAATATCAGAAAGAAAACCAAGGTCAATATAGACGAGCTAAAGATGCTGGTTATAAAGACCCTAATGATTTCTTTATGATAGGAGAAAGTGGTGGCTTTCTTCTTGATATACGTATAGGAGATAAATTTGTAAATACTAATCTTCTTACTGAAATGGCTAATATATACCATATCAATGGTGGTAAATATACATTATATAAAGAGGATAGTATTCCACATAGACAACTTCGTAAAAGAGAAGAATATCGAAGAAGTCATGGATTTGATGCTCCTTGTTTTATGCGTGAAGGTAAAGTTCAAAATCTTCATATTAGTGGAGATATGTATAATTATCTTAATTATACTGTTATTGAACAGTTGGATGAAAAGACTATTATACATACAGATAAAGGTTCTGTTGCTAAGAAGAAACAAGACTTTCCTAAGTTTATAGATGCACAGTTTTGGACGTTTGCTATTATAGAGTTTTGTGAACTTAACGGTTTTCATCTTCTTATAGATAAAACTCGTCGTGGAGGTTTCTCTTATATTATGTCTGCTCATAGTGCTAATAAGATTAATCTTCAACCTAATAAAGTTTGTATTCATGTAGCTGCTGATTCAAAGTATCTTACTAAACGTGGAGGTCTTACTGATTTTAGTATTAGAAATCTTTATTTTTATGAGAATAATACATTCTTTAAAAGAGGAATACTTTCTCGTGCTGCTGAGAACTTTACTTTAGGATTTAAACTTCCTAATGGAGATATTAGTCCTAAGTCTTGGAATAGTGCTTTGTTTAGTGCTTCTGCTAATAACAATCCTGATTGTGCTATTGGTAAGGATGCTGTTAGTGTTAAGACTGAGGAGGTTTCTACGATGGAAAACTTTGATGATTATATGAATGTTACTGAACCTGCTATGCGTACTGGTAGTTATGTTACTGGTAACTTATTTGCTTGGGGTACTGCAACTAGCGGTAATATGCAGGTTTTTGAAATGAACTTCTATAATCCTAATAAGTTCCATTTTATGCCTTTTGAAAATGTATGGGATAAAGATTCTCGTAATGAAGTTTGCGGTTATTTTAAACCATATTGTTGGGGTCTTCAAGGTCAGATTGGAGACCTTTTTGCAATGGATAAAGATGGTAATTCTAATATAGAAACTGGTCTTCGTATTGCATATAAAGAACGTGTAGCTAAAAAAGAAAGTAGTAAAACTTTTAGTGATTATATTAATTATCTAGGGCAGTATGCTAATATGCCTAGTGAATCATTTAGTTCTACTAGTGAAAACTTATTTAGTTCTGAAGCTTTAATGAACTGGGAAGAAATTCTAAAGAATGACCCTGCTTATACAGATATTGCAGATGATGGAATGTTCTTTGAAGATATTAATCATAAAATCATATTTAAAACTAATGCTCGTATTAAAGCTGAAGGTGGTAAATTTAATGTTGATTATTTTGATTGGATTCAAGGTGTTCCTCGTAAGCCTCGTGAGCATCATCATGGTTGTGTTCGTAAATGGTTTGAACCTATTAAAGTTTCTTATATAGATAAAGATGGAACTACTAAACTTGGTATTCCTCCTGGTCAATATAGTATTAGTTATGACCCAGTAGGTGTTAATAAAGAGAATGATGCCCTTACTAATAAACATTCTCATAACAGTATTAAAGTTTGGGAAAATCCTACTCAATATAATAACTTTAAGACTAAACTAGTTTGTGCTTATTATGGTCGTCCTGAGAAACTTGAACAAGCTGATTGGATATGTTACCTTATGGCACGTTATTATAACTGTATTGGAACAACTGGAGTTGAGGTCAATCGAGGTGAAACTGTAAGTAACTTTAGTAAATGGAAAGCATTAAAGTATTTAATGAAAGACCCTGTTGAACTTTGGGATAGTTCTATTAAAGCTAAAGTTACTGCTTCTTATGGTGTCAACGTAGGTGGTGGTACTGGTACTGGTAGTAGTAAAGTTCTTGAAGGTCTTCGACTTCTTAAAGAAATGCTTTATAGTCCAGTTGGTAAAGATTTAAAAGGTAATGATATTATGTTGTTTCAAACAATATATGACCATCAGACTATACTTGAACTTCTTAAATGGAACGTTAAAGGTAATTTCGATAGAGTATCTGAAATGATTATTCGTGCTTTACAATGGAAACTTCAAGATGTTCAAGCAGCTAAAGAACTTGTTCATAGAAAGAAGACTACTGAAAGCAATATTCGAGATTCAATCTGGAATAGAAACTGGTTCTGATATTTAGTTAACTAATTAATATAATGTACGTATGTTTAATAATTTAAGTTTTCAATTTCCTAAACAACAGGTTGATGCTGCGACTAAAGAGAAACCTGATTGGTATGCTAATAGTATAGATTATATTATTGGCTTAGGACTTAGTTTGAATGATAGAACTGAGACTGAAACAATGCTCAATGTTCTACATGGAGATTTACCACAAGAGTTTTATAAAAAGACTCTTAATCCTTACAATGCAACTAATGAACGTTTTCAACGTTTTCCTGCAACTCTTCGTAATTATGATATTATGTCTGATATTATACGTAGATATATAGGAGAGTATTTTAAAGGAACTCATGAATTTGCAGTAGGAGCTAATAATCCTGATATAGTATTTGAAAGAAATCAAGCTTTGAAGGAAAAAGTAATGCAAGCAGCACAACAAGCGTTTCAACAAGAGTTTGAACGTAAGTATAAAGAAGCTGTAGAACAAGCTCAAGGTCAAGGTCAATCTCCTGAAAGTATAAACCCTCAAGAAGTAATGCCAGACCCAGAAGAGTTTATTGCTAAGTTTAATCAAGATTATATTGATAAAGAAAGTAAGCAAGGTCAAGATATTCTTAATTATATTAGAGACCTTACAAATGATGCTCAAATATATCTTACTGCTTTCTTTAATTATTGTTCTCTTGGTGAATGTTATACCTATACTGAACTTCGAGGAAATAAGATTATTAAGGAATGTGTTCCAACTATTGAAGCGTTTCCTATTCCTAATAATCAATTTATGGTTGAAGACCATGATATGTTTGCAAGACGTATTATGATGTCATATAATCAAATACTTGATACTTTTGAAGATTATTTGACTGATAAAGATAGAGCTTATCTTGATGACCTTTATAATACTTCTCCAGGTGCTTCTACTAAAGTTGTTCAATTAGGATGGAATCAATTATTTGAGAAATATCCAGAAGTTTGTGGTAAGTTTACTGATAAAGAAAGAAATTTATATAAAACTCAATCTTTAACTCCAAGTGCAAATAATAGCAATCTTTATGAAGTTTGGCATGTAGTTTGGAAAGGTTTTGCTCGTCAAGGTATTCTTACTTATACTAATGAACTTGGTTTCCAAGAACAAAGAATAGTTGAAGAAGATTATGAATTTAATCCAGAAGCTGGAGATATTAATATTGAATGGAAATATAAAACTCAAGTTTATGAAGGCTATCGTATAGGTACTCGTTATAATGGTATTTATCCTGTTAAAGCTAGACCTATTCTTTATGAACGTAAAGGTAAACTTCCATATAATGGTATTCAAGAACTTCTTCCTTATTGTGGAAAGTTTAGTATTATTCAAATAATTACTCCTTTCCAAGTTTTTAGAAATATTATTTCTTATCATCAAGAAATGGTAATAGCAAAGAACAAGATGTTGATTTTGTTACTTCCAAAATCTCTTGTTTCTTCTGAAACAGAAGATGCTATTTATAGAATGGCAGCAGATGGTGTACTTCCTATAGATGATGAAGAAGACGCAGCAGGTGTTAAGATGCAAAACATTAGATTACTTAATGCTAATATGGGACAATACATAACAGAACTTAGTAATCTTAATGAAGCAATTAAACAAGAAGCTAGAGAGCTTGTTGATATGAATGCTCAACGTTATGGTCAAATAGCTCAATCTGCTGGAGCTTCTACAACTCAAAATGCTATTAGTCAATCAAGTACTGGTTCTGTTTTAATATTCCAAATGTTTGACCTTTTAAGATGTGCTGATTATAATAGAGATTTAGACTTTGCTAAATGTGCTTATATCGAAGGTCTTGAAACATCTTATATTGATAAAACAACTGGTAAGAAACATTATCTTAGTCTTGATGTTAATAGCTTTGTCAATTCTGACTATTCTACTACTGTTAGAAATAATGGTAAAGAAATGGATAAGATTCAACAACTTAAACAATGGGCGTTTAGTGCTGCACAAAATGGAGATTTAGAATCTGCTCTTGCAGCTATTCAAGGAGATAATGTTGCAGCTATTTCTGATAGTATTAGACAATTCTCTGAAATTAGAAGGCAACATGAGGAACAAATGAAGCAAATTGACCAGGCAATTCAAGAACAAGCTAATCAACTGAAGCTTCAAGAGATTTCTGCTAAGGGAGAACAAGATAGACAAACACTTGCTCTTAAAGCACAATATGATTTACAACTTGAATATGCTAAAGGCGATATAGCTTTACTTGGAGATGCAAATCCTCAAAACGATGATTATGCTAAAACTCAATTAGCTAAACTTCAGGAGGAAAGTAAGAGAGCTAGTGAAGCTGCTAAACTTCAACTTGAACGTCAAAAACTTGCAATGGATGCTTATAATAAAGCAGCAGATAGACAAATTAAAAGAGAAGAAATGGATAATCAATTAAAGATTGCCAAGACTAATAAGAACAAGTATGATAAGAAATAGGTTTTGTTTTATTATTTGTTGATTAATGTGTGAGAGTAGTGCTCGTGAGGGTACTACTCTTTTTATTATCTGCCTATAAAATATTTAATATTTCAAATTCGTCTATAAGACGTTCAATCATATTTCGTGAATAACTTATCACCAAATATATTTGAGAGCCGCCCCGTAAAAGGAATTACGCTCTACGTCAATGTTTGTTTCTATGAAAGGCTTGTGAAAATCGATTTTAATTCATGCTTGATATAGAACTCATTAAAGCATGCAGTACTGGAATTGCTTGAGGAACTAACATTAATAAGACTTTTATATAATAAGGTATACATTATTATATAGGCAATATTAATATATTATAAATAAGTACACAAGCTATTGTTTATTAAAATAAAGTTTATACTTTTGCAAACAAGTAACTGATGTTACTCTTTTTATTATTAATCATTAAATTATTATTTTATGTTTGTATTTCGTAATACTCTTGGTTTTAAACCTCATACTCGTTTGATGGGTCCACTTGACGGAATTAATCTTGATTTTGGTGGTGGTGGAACTAATGCTCCAGACATCAACGGAGGTGATAATAAAGGAGGTAATAAAGACGGTGATGGTACAGACCCTGAACCTCCTAGTAATAAAGATGGTGACGGAGACGGTAAAGACGGCGATGGAACTAGTGATGGTGATGGGAAAGATAATCCTGATGGTAAAGATGATAAAGGTAATGATACCACACCTTTTACGGGGGGGCTAGAAAAAGGTACTAATGTAGAGTTTGAAGGTCAAACTTATACAGTCGACGAAAATGGTAATCTCGTAGATAAAGATAATAAAGTTTTCAAAGAAGCTAAAGATGTAAAAGCTTGGATTGATTCTCTTCAAGTAGAAGAACCTACTGATGAAATTAATCTTGCTGCTATTCAAAAGGCTCTTGATGTAGAACTTACTGATGAAGATGGTAAGCCTGCTGAATTTGAAGATTCTATTGATGGTATCAAATCTTATGTAGATAAGGTTATTGAACTTAAAAACAATGAAGTAGCTCAAGCTGCCGTTAATAAAGTATTTACTGATAACCCTATTCTCAAGCAATTTGTAGATTATCTTACTGTAAATAATGGAGACCCTCGTGGTTTTGGTGAACGTTCAGACCGTAGTTCTATTACAGTAGATGAAAAGTCTGAGGAACAACAAATTGCTATTATTAAGACTGCTGCTAAAGAATTTGGTAATGCTAGTCTTAATGACAATTATATTAAGTATCTTAAAGATTCAGGTGGTCTTTATGATGAAGCTAAAGCTCAGTTAGCTAATCTTCAAGCTGCTGATAAACAACGTGACGAAGCTTACGCTAAACAAGCAGAAGCTCAACGTCAGCAAGAAGAGCAAGAAACTTTAGCTTATTGGAAAGATATTAAAGATGTTGTTACTAATCGTAAGATTGGTAATTATACATTACCTGAAACTCTTGTTCGCACAGTTAATGGTCAAAAAGTTACTGTTACTCCTAATGACTTTTATGACTATCTTTATCGTCAGACTAAAGATGCTGATGGTGTTATTGCAACAGCTTATCAAAGAGATTTGGCTGCTAAGTCTGCTGAACAAGAACGTGATGAAGAACTTCTTAGTGCTTGGTTGATGTATACAGGTGGAACTTATGAAGACCTAGTAAAAATGGCTATTAATGAGGAAAAAGTAAAAACCCTCAAATTAGTGAACAAACAAAGTAAAGGTCGTGGCACTGTACGAATTACTAAACCAGCAAGTGCTAATCATAAAGCTATTGATGATATTCAATTTAGCTAATCAATTTAATGTTTAACAAATAAATTAATTAAGTATGTACGCAATTCGTGAAGTGCAACGTGGTAACTATGAGGACAGAGGTTACTCTAATGAGGAAACCATTGCTCATCTTATGTTATCTAAACCTAGTGAGATTAATTCTATGCTCACCTATACTTTTGGTATGGATGATGATAGATTTCCACTTAATTTCTTGACTGAAGGTCAAGGTGCTGCTGGTACAGTAGATATTGATACTACTGATTGGACTTGGAAGACTATGGGTCGTATGAAGTTCAATGATACTGTACTTTGGTTTAATACTGCTAATACAACTCCTGGTAAGGGTGGTGCTTTCTTTGAAGTTGAGTTTAGAACTCATTGGTTCATTGAGCAGTATGGTTTGATTGCTCCTGATGGTGTAACTCAGGTTCGTATTATGAAAGACCTTGGTAAAGGTGCTCATGGTGGTTATCTTTATCGTCTTCGTATTGCAAATCCAAATCCAAATGCTTATGTTGATGTAGCTAAGAACTTGGCTGTAGGTAAGAGTTGGTCTTTGACTGCTCCAACTATTCCAGAGAGTTATTCTAAGGGTAATCGTACTAATACTATGGGACCTGGTAAAATGACTTCTCAACTTGAGTTCCATCGTTTTAGTAAAGAGATTGCTGGTAATATTGCTAATACAGTAGTTACTTATGAGTTTAAGACTGCTAGTGGTGGTACTACTAATCTTTGGATTAATGAGGAGATGCGCCAGTTCGAGCTTCAACAGAGAGTAATGAATGAGGAACGTCTTTGGTTCGCAGAGTACAACAAGACTATTAACGGTGAAATTACAATGGTTGACCCAGATAATGGACAGCCTATTCCTTATACTGCTGGTATGCAGCAAATTTGCCGTGAAAGTAACTATGATACTTATGGAGAGGAACTTACTCTTAATAAGTTGAATCGTACTATTGGTGATATTCTTGATAAGGATACTGATACAGGTAAAATGGATATTGTTCTTGCTTGTGGTAAAGGTTTCGTAGAAGACTTTGATAGAGCTATTAAGAATGATGCTAAGGATAGTGGTTTTGTTACTCCTCTTGGTGATAAGATGATTCAGCAATCTGCAACTGGTCTTACTTATGGTAATTACTTCCGTCAGTATAAGACTGTTGATGGTCACATTATTACTTTGAAACATTTGTCATTCCTTGACCGTGGTACATTTGCAGATAATGCTAAAGCTAATGGTGATATTCATCCTCGTACTGGTTATCCAATGACTTCTCACCAAGCATTTATGCTTGATACTTCTTCTTATAATGGTCACAATAATATTCGTAAGGTACGTAAGAAGGGTCAGGTTTATATTAATGGTGTAATTAAGGGTCTTACTCCTATTCCTGCTTCTTGGGGTGCAGTTCCTACTAATTCTCTTGCAACTGATATTGATTGCTCTCGTTATGAGGTTAAGAACTCATATGGTCTGCAAGTAGATAAGGCAACTAAGTTCTTCCAGTTGAAGTGTGTATTGTAATAACTAATAAAATAAATTAAACTATGAGTGATATTAAAATTCCAGACTTGAATATTCCTACTCCTCTAAATAGTGATGCTCCTACAGATAAAACTGTTGCACAAGAAGAAGCTGAGAAGCAAGCTGCTTTAGAAGCTGAACTCGAAGCTGAATATATTGATAAACGACAGATTATTATTGCTTCTGTTCTTAATTATTCTGCTTATCGTAGAATTAATATGGCAGCTCTTGGAAAGCCACGTAACACCATTGGTTCTTCTGTTAATTCAGTTCGTAAACTTATGTCTAATAAAGGTGAAGTTGAACATTACTTCCCAGAGTTAGTTGGTGTTGCTTCTAACAATCCAGAGTTTATTACTAGAGTTAAGAATTATCTTAATAATATCTTCTTTGATGTTCGTGATACTGAAAGAACTATTGATGTATCTTTCCGTTATCGTCATAAGAAAGATTATCTAGCAATTCATAAGGCAGAAGAGAAGATTTGGGAAACTTATAATGCAGTTGACCGTTCTAATACGGCTAAACTTTATGAAGCTGCTGTAATTCGAGATAATGATTTATTTATGCTCGAAAGCAAGAAGTATCAATATGGTGACCCACTTAATCTTGAACAATATATTCTTTATCGTCATTGTCTTAATTATCCAGATGTAGCTAAAGATGAAGCTTTCATTAATTCTAATGCTAATCTTCGTTTTTATATTAAGGATAAGAATAAGGAAGAAGTTCGTAAGAATAAACTTATTAAAGAACAGCAGGTTGCTCTTAGACATCTTGTTGAACTTCAAGCTTCTCCTATTAAAACAAATGCAGTTTACGTTGAATATTGTATTTACAGTGGTATTAGTCTTTCTGATGGTCTTTCTAAGACGGCTCTTATTCAATCTAAAGAATTGATGGATTTTGCTACTACAAACCCTCGTAAGTTCAATGAGTTCGTAAACGATAAGAATCTTCTTGATAAAGCATTTATTGAAACTCTTATTACAAGAGGTGAACTTGTTCGTTCTGATTTTAATCAACAAATTAGTACGCCTGATGGAGAGTTTATTGGAGCAAATATTAATGAAGCTATTAGTTATTTCAAGAACCCAAATAATGCTGGTTTGAAGACTAAGTTAGAAAATAAATTGAAATTGATTTAATATAGATAGATATGGATATTTCAGAAATGCACAAGATGTTTAGACAATATGGTCAACAAATGGGTATGCAAAATGTTAGAGCTATTCTTCCTGAACAGATTGATTTATTTATTAATAATAGTATTTCTGATACCATTAATCAAGTTATTACTCAAAACATTGGTATTACTAATGATAGAGTAATTAGCGATGCTTCAAAACTTAATCAGATTAACGCCTTGAAGTCTTTATACAAAGTATGGAAAGGAAATATATCTGCTGCTACAGTCAAAGGTAAGGAGAAGACTAATTATATTATTAGTTTTCAATTACCTTTGAATAACTTTAAAACTACTGGAAGTTACACTGATGATAATGTTTCATCTACTGCAATTAGTTTCTTGTATGCAGTTGACTTATCAATTAATTATAAGAAAACAGATTTTGTTACTAACGTATTTCCAGTTCGTATAATTGATGACCAATTTGTAGCTGATGTAGTTAATGATTTTGTTTTAGCTCCAAAAATGAGAAGTCCTGTGGCTTCAATTCACGATAACCTTATAGAACTATATATTGATAAGGCTGATTCTAAACCTGAAGATGAACAACCTTTTACTTTTAAAGGTGTAAGTATTAACGAACTTAGGTTTAGTTATATTGCAAAACCTGCTATTGTTAAATTTGCTGAAGATGTTGATGGTACTAATGTAAATTGTGATTTACCAGAGTACATGCACGTAGATATTGTTAAGCATGCAGTTGAACTTTATCAAATTGCTAAAAGTGGAAGTTTAGCTGCTGCTCAACAAGCTCAACAAAATCAACAAAGAGAACAAATAGCAAACAATTATCGTGAAGATGGTAATCAGAGACAGTAATAATAATTTAATATAATAACAATATGAGACAATTATTTGTTGTAAAGAGTGACGCAGTTATTGCTTCTAAAACAAGTGCAGCATTTGACCTTACTAAAGTTCCTGCTGGTTCTCTTGGTATCTTTGAACTTAATGATTTAAGCAAGTTTGTTTCAGATGCTAAGTTGACTAAAGATTTTGGAATTGCTTATGGTCGTCCAAATAGTCAAGCTGTAGTACTTGAAGTTAATATTGATAGTCTTATTGTAACTAAGGTTACTAAGACTGCTGGTACTAAATTTAGTGCTAACATTACAATTCCTACTCCTGTAATTGGTAAGGATTTTACTATTGAGCTTGTTAAGCTTGATACTACAAAACATGAGCGTCGTGAGTGGACAGCTACTACTCGTTGTAAGAGTGGTGATACTGCTGAAACAGTTGCTGCTCGTTTGCAGAAGGAGTTGGCTGCTAAGGTAGAAAATCAGAATGTAGGTGTTACTATTAGTACAGCTACTATTACTGCTACAGCTAAGGATTATCAACCTTGGGAATTGATAGCAGTTGATGATTTGTATGGCACTACAGTTACTACTACAACTAAGGGTTCCGCTCCAACTTGTGATAAAGCTTATGTTCAGAACCTTGCTTCTGAGGCAGCTCAGAATAGAGGATTTAACAATACTCTTGCTGATGGTGCAACTATTTATCCAGGTTATCCTATGGACGTAGATGCAGACGATTATACACTGTATCATCTTAGATTTAAGAATCCTCGTGTTTATGGTCGTACTCGTGATGAAGCAGTTTGGCAAGAAGTAACTATTGCAGTTCCTACTGCTAATTCAGCTTTTATTACAGCTGTTGAAACTGCCTTTGGACTTAGCGTTGATTAAGCTGATGATGTGTAAAATTCAATAGGTAATAGTTTAGATGGGAATGAAGCTCTACATTCCTTTTACGGGGGGTCTAGAGCAACATTCCCATTAATTGTTTTGATATGGATGATTTTAATCAAGTTAATCAAATAGTATCTGATGCGATTAAAGATTCGTCTTATATAACAGTTTTAATAAGTAGCGGAGTTTATATTCTTTATACTCTTATTATTAGACTAGTTGGCCTATTTAAAGCTAAAGACAGAAATAAACCATTAATTCAAATGGCTTCTGCTATTAAAGAAGTTAGTGAAAATGTAGTTAAACTTAATACTGTTTTAGATAAACAAATTCAAGATGCAGAAAGTAAAGAACTAACTAAAGTTCGTCAAGTTATAAGTTTAGCTTTTGATAGCTTTAGAGCTAATATTAGTAAGACTTGTAATGAAATTATTATTCATAATAATATTGAAGAAAATAGAGATTTAATTAGAGAGAATCTTTTTAAAACTATTAGTACTGAATATTATAAACTTTATAATGTTTTTTCTGCTTACGAAGTTGATGGAATTAATATTGCTACAAAAATTAAAGATGAATGGATTGACGATACAACTAAAGAATGTTTAGAAGTAATATACGATGGTCAAGATAAGGATGTCCGAATTGGACAAATTATTAATAAACTTACTATTATTGCTAATGAACATTCTGTTTATGTAAATAATAAAGTTTTTAATCATTGAACTATTTAATAAGATGTTCTTATGAATAACAGTGATGTCGCAAATATTCTCAAACAGGACCTTGAGAGAAAAGAATTTATTGGTGTTAAAACCGAGATAGTTCTTTCTTCTCAAGGTTATGTTATAAATGATAGTAAGACTTGTAAATCTATTAGTAATCATATTCTTCAAGATTGTGTTGATAATTATGATTGTCTTACTGATGATAAATTAGAGGCAATTAGGTCTCAAGTAAATAACGTTTAAATAGTAAGCCGTATGGAAGAAATTAAGGTAACCCGCCCCGTAAAAGAAGCAGTTGATAATGAATCTTCTATTACTGGACAATTTAATAAAGTTGTAGTTAAACAACTAGAAAGAGATAGTATTGAAGAAATTCATCCAGAAGTACTTTATCTTACTATTCCTTCAGAATGGACTTGTACATATCATCAACTTATTAATTATATTGCTGATGCGGGTAAAGGTATTATTGATGATTGTAGTTTTGCTTGTAAAGGTGATGGTAAGAAATTGTTTAATTGTTGGGGATTATTTCAAAGTGCTTGTGCTGCTTATCAACAATTAGATTATACTAAAGCTAATTTTTATTATAATTATGTAAAGCAGCAACTTGAAGATTATTATAAGAATTTAGGTAAACCAATTTATAATGGAACTAATTATTATCCAATTACTCCTGATGGTAAACTTAAAGCTCTTTGTAGTTGTTCAAATCAAAATGTAACATTTAAAGTTGACATTGAAACTGGTAAACTTTATCAGAATTATCTAGATAATAAAGATAATGGTGAAGTATTTACTATTAATGATAATGGTCATTTAAATGTTGAATCTGATAATAAAGTTTAGTCAATTTCAAATTGGCAATTTTGTTCAATTACTCATACCTTTTCGGCACATAGAAATTTGCATAGACCCATTTTATTTTATGTCTGAGCGGTTCAAATATGTAAGTTGATTAACTAATCACGAAATGTGTTTGAGGAGCGTAAATCTCAAATAAAACGTATTTTTAAATATCATATTATGAAACAATTTAGTAAAGACTTAGGAAATGTATCTCTTGTTCCTAAAGGTAAATGGAGTAGAGAACAAGAGTATGAAAGACTTGCTCTTGTTTATAACGCTTGCGATAACCTTAGTTATGTTGCTAAGACTAATGTTCCTAGTGGAGTAGATATTGAAAATCGCGAATATTGGCAACCAATGAATGTTACTGGTTATGCTGATAATAATTTCATTAATCTTACTACTGAAAACGAAAATGGTACAATTACTGCTTTTGATAGTATTGAAGAAGCTGTAGCTACAATTTTTCCTATTAATCGTAGAGCAGGTGCTACTCTTAGTTTTTTTAATCTTAATACTGATAGACTTGACCGTCAAGCAGAATTTGAACTTTGGCAGTTTAATTCAACTGATTTAGCAAATTGGGAGAATAAAGATTATTGGAACAATATTTATTATAATTGGAATGTATTTGTAGGTTGGTATATTAGTGCTGATGCTTTAAATAATCACGTTAAATTTCCTAATGTTGGTCAGTATGCTTATGTTGGTTCTAATCTTAATGATGCAATTTTGTATCAATGTAGAACTAATACCATTTGGACAAATACAGGAATTAAAGCAAGGAATTATATATCTGTAATAGTTGGCGGAAACATAACTATCGGAGAAAATGGTAATTGGTTTTGTAATGGTAAAGATACTGGTATTCCAGCTACTCCTGCTGTTTATGAACAACTTGATAATATTAACTTGCAATTACAACAACATAATAAAATCTTAGAACATCAAACAGTAATAAATAGCCAATTAGATAATAAAATACAAACTAATTCACAAAATATAAATAAAAATATAGCTGAAATTGATGAAATCAAAAAAGAAATTATTACATTTGTACCAATATCAAACGAGTTTATAAATAATTTATTCAATTAAAGTATGATAAATAAAAATCATGTAGATGATGATGTAGGTATTAAAACTTTTGCTAATAAAGCGAATGACCGACATCGTGACGAAGGACTTCCCTCCAGCAATCACGGAGGAACAGATAACAGATATTAATAGTAATAACAATTTAAAACAATAGATTATGAAATTTTTAGATT